GTTTGTGATTTTGCTGACGTTAGTTATACAGATGCATCATTTACAGCTAACGGTGCGTTAATTTACAATGACGACGCTTCAGGAGACCCTGCCTGCGCAGTAATAGCTTTTGGCGGAGATAAAACTGTAACTAGTGGTACGTTCACTATTCAATTCCCTACAGCAGACGCAACTAACGCAATCATAAGATTAGCGTAAGGGAGAACAACGGATGTCCGTTGATAGAACATACACGGTCACGGTCGTCGGTGGCAACCCGTCAAATCATCCTTATTATAATCAAGGTTCATCAAATAAATATGGAATCGATGGTTCAACAGCCACAGCAGATGTAACTTTAACTTTAGTTGAAGAGGGAACTTTTCGTTTTGATCAATCAGATTCATCAAACAGTGGTCACCCATTAAGATTTTCTACTACCGCAAACGGAACACACTCAGGAGGCAGTGAGTATACCACCGGAGTGACCACCAATGGAACTCCAGGATCCTCTGGGGCTTATACGGAAATAACTGTAGCCGCTGGTGCACCAACCTTATATTATTATTGTACTAACCACAGCAAAATGGGTTGGACAGCTAATACCGTAGATGAAGATGTGTGGGGTGCAGGTAATTGGAGTGCAAATCGTTGGGGTATTAAAGATGCATTTGTTTTAGGTTGGGGTGCACAATCTTGGAATGATGGTGAATGGGGTGAATTAAATGATGTTTCATTTAGCGTAACAGGAGTTTCTACAACAGCAAGTGTAGGATCTGTTTCAGTTGATGCACAAATAGCAATTGGTTGGGGACAAGACGGTTGGGGTGTTGAAAACTATGGACAATCAGGATTAACAGTAGAAGTAACAGCTCCTGATGCAATACAATCTAACGTATCCGCTAATGCTTGGAATGATGCTTCCTGGGGAGAAGGTCAAGGTTGGGGTATATTCTCATTATCTGTTGCAGATGTAATGGGACTAACAGGAGTTTCTTCAACATCCGGTGTTGGATCTGTAACACATGTAATTGATACAACATTTACACCAACAGGAGTTTCTACAACAGCAAGTGTTGGATCACCTCTTGTTGCACAAATAATTTTAGGATTAACAGGTCAGGCAATAACATCCTCTGTCGGCTCAATATCTCCTGCAGATGTAGTAGGTTTAACAGGAGTTTCTGCAACATTTGATGTTGGCAGTGTAAACATAGCCGCTAATCCAGTTATAAATGTTTCAGGTGTTCAAATAAACTCTAGTGTTGGAAGCATAGATCCGATAGCTGAAGTTGTTGGGTTGACAGGAGTTTCTGCAACTGCTAGTGTAGGTTCAGTAACTGTTGCTGACTTAGTGTTAGGATTAACAGGTGTTCAAACAACTAGTTCTGTGGCTGGATTTGGAACTGCAACTGGATTTGGAATTCAAGCATATCAAGCTATTGACACAGGTTCTAATACAAGTTATACAGACGTAGCAGCGTAACAGGAGATAAAAAATTATGGCATCAACATATACACCTTTAGGGGTAGAACTTCAGGCAACTGGTGAAAACGCCGGTACATGGGGGACTAAAACTAATACTAATTTACAAATCATAGAACAGATATCTGGTGGATATACTACACAAGCAGTAACAAGTGGTGGAACAGTAGCATTATCTGTTTCAGATGGGTCAACTGGAGCTACCATGTCTCACAGAATGATTGAGTTTACAGGATCATTATCTGATAATGCAATCGTTACAATACCTTTAGATACACAAACATTTTATTTTTTAAGAAACTCAACATCAGGTGCTTATACAGTTCAATTTAAATATACATCAGGTTCAGGAGATTCGTTTACTTTTTCAGCAACAGATAAAGGTGATGCTATTGTATTTGCAACTGCAAATGATGGCACTAACCCTGATATCGATACAATAGCTCTAGGTATCTCAAATGTAGTTGAGGACACTACGCCACAACTAGGTGGTAATTTAGATACAAATTCTTTCATGATTGACTTTGACGATGATCATGGAATTAGAGATGAAAATGGTAATGAACAATTACAGTTTCAAACAACAGCTTCAGCAGTTAACCACTTTGATATTACAAATGCAGCAACAGGAAATAACCCTTCTATTTCTGCAGTGGGTGGTGATAGTAACATAAGCATTAATCTAGTGCCAAAAGGAACTGGTGAAGTTCAAGCAAATGGTAGTGGATTAGCCACTACAGGAAAAGCTATTGCAATGGCATTAGTTTTCGGTTAAAAGGAGTACAAGGAGAATAAATTATGGCAGCACCAAATCTAGTAAATGTCGCAACGATAACAGCTAAGTCTGTGCAAGCAGCATTAACTACAACTTTAACAACAGAGGTTCTTGCGAACGCATCCTCTTCTGGGAAAGTATTTAAAATAAATAACATTTTAATAGCAAATATTGATGGGACTAACGCTGTCGATGTTTCTGTTTTCATAACTAAATCAGGCGGCTCACCACTTGCAATAGCAAGTACAATTTCTGTGCCTGCTGATGCAACACTAACTGTTATTGATAAAGATACTGGTCTATATTTAGAAGAAGGTGATAATATCGAAGCAGGAGCTGGAGCAGCATCAGACGCTGTTATCACTATAAATTACGAAGAACTAAGTTAAGGAGCTTTATAAGCTATGGCTTTAGGAGTTACAGGAGCAAATGGCGGAATTATAGGTCCGACTAATAGTCCAGTTCAATCTAGGAATAATACTACTTTTAATACTAGTGCGCCTGGAGGACACACGTTTCATCCTGCAACAACAGGTATTGATTACATAATTGTAGCAGGAAGTGGTGGAAGAAATCCTACAGGAATTGGAAACAGTGGTTCAGGAGGCGGTGGAATGAAAGTTTCAGAAAGTAATTTTGCAACTCCAGTTACTGGTGGTGGAACAACAGGAGCAATAACTATCGGAGGAGCAGGAGGCGGAGGATCACAAGGCGGACCTTCAAGCATAGCAGCCGGTGGTGGTATTCCAACAACGATTTCAACATCTGGTGGCGGAGGCGGAAAAGCCCGAGGACAACCAGGACAAGGTGGCGGATCTGGATCTGGAGGCGGAGACGGATACCCATCTAATGTTACATCTGGTGGCCCTAGTGTATCAGGAGAAGGAAATCCTGGAGGACCGGGCGGACCGGGAGAGCCATCGGGAGGTGGCGGCGGAAAAGGAGGCGCAGGTGGAGCACCTGGCGGACATCCTCAATACGGACCGGGACCTGGTTATCTTAGCGACATTGAAAGTCCGGGATCTGCTCCAGTAACTTTAGCTTACGCTACAGGCGGTAGTGGAGAAGGAGCACCTGGTGATGCAAGTTTTGGAAATAATCAATACTATCCTGGAGGTAGTTCAACCGGCACAGGTAGATCTAATAGCGGCATGGGAACTTTATATGGAGATAGTGTTAATGGAGTTGTAGTCATCTCTGAGAATGGTGGTAGAGCTGTTACTGCCTCAGGTGTTTGGACACTAAAAGAACAGTTTGATGAAAAAAAAGATGGAGTGTGGACATCATAATGGATTATTGGTTTGCAGAAATAGACTCACAAAATAAAGTAATAAGTGTTATTGTTTGTGATCCCTCTTTAATAGAATCAACACCACATTCAGAAAATGGTGTATCTTGGATACAAACCTATAAAGATGGAACTAGAGGCGTATATGCTGGAATAGGTATGACTTACAATTCTTCTAAAGATAAATTTATCGAAGAACAGCCCTTTCCATCATGGACACTACAAGAAGATGATACATGGCAATCGCCAGTAGGACCAACACCAGATAATCCAATGGTTGGAGATACCCCAGAATTTTCACAATGGTGGGATGAAGACAATCAAAGATTTTTAAGATATAGAATGGCTGATCCCTCACCAAGACAAAACTATGTTTGGAACCCCAGTTCATCAGCATGGGAAGAGATAGACCTATAATATCAGACAGAACAACTTGGCAAAACATATAAGATAGTGTAAAACATTTCATTTATTGAAAGATGAATCACACTAAACATGTTTATTGGTATTTTGAGTCGGTCTTACCTGACAGATTTTGTGACCACGTAATTAAGTTAGGTAATAGTAAACAAGAAAAGTTAGGTGTTACAGGAGCAGAAACAAAAAAAGAGAAGTTAAGTGAAGAAGAAATAAATAATTTAAAATTAAAAAGAGATAGCAATATAGTTTGGTTAAATGACCAATGGATTTACAATATGATTCATCCATACATACATATAGCTAATAAAAATTCAGGTTGGAACTACGAGTGGAGTTGGTCTGAATCATGTCAGTTTACAAAATATAAATTAAATCAACACTACGATTGGCACAAAGATACTTTTGACGAACCCTTTGGAGATGAAAAAAGTGTAGAACAAAGGGGTAAAATTAGAAAATTATCTTTATCTTGTTTATTATCAGACCCTAAAGACTATGAAGGTGGCGATATGGAGTTTCAACCACGAGACCGTGATGATCCTAATTTTATTTTAACAACTGAGAAAATTAGAAAAAAAGGAACTATAATAATTTTTCCCTCTTATGTTTGGCACAGAGTTAAGCCAGTTACTCAGGGAACTAGATATTCTTTAGTTGTTTGGAATTTAGGAAAACCTTATGTATAGGAGAGATTGAATGACTTTTGAAACAAATAAATATCTAGTTATTAAAAATGCCATATCAAATGAATTAGCTAATTTTGTTTATGATTATTTTTTACTAAAAAGAAATGTTGCCTCTACTTTGTTTGATAGACAATGGATTAGTCCCTTTGAACAAATGCACGGACATTGGCAAGATTCACAGATTCCTAACACGTACTCTATATACGGAGACCCAGTTATGGAAACTTTATTAATAAAAGTTTTACCTGAAATGGAAAAACAAACTAATTTAAAATTAATTCCTACATACTCTTACGCAAGAATATATAAAAAAGGTGATGAATTAAAAAGACACAAGGATAGACCTAGTTGTGAGATATCCACTACATTAAATCTTGGTGGTGATTCGTGGCCTATATTTTTAGAACCGTCTGGCAATCAAGGCATGAAAGGCGAACAAATTAATTTAGAACCAGGAGATATGTTAATTTATAGAGGTTGTGACTTAGAACATTGGAGAGAGCCTTTTGCTGGAAATGTTTGTGGTCAAGTTTTTTTACATTATAATAATTTTGCAACTCAAGGAGAGAAAAATAAGTTTGATGGTAGACCGCATTTAGGATTACCAAAAGAAATAAATGTTAAATAAAACATATAACTGGGGACCTTTAGTATACGCAACAAAAATAAATAATGAAGAAAATAAAATTCTTCTAGATTCTGTTATTAAAGATAACACTACTTACACGAAAGAATTAGCCAACACTGTTAAAGAAGAATATCCATTTGATCCTGTAATTTTTACTAAAACATTAAATAATTATTTTGCATCTTTTTTAAATCAATATTGTTCTTGGTATAATATAAAAGAAAAACCTCAGTTAAAACTAACTCATTCTTGGATTAATTTTATGAAAAAAGGAGAGTTTGTACCTATGCATGATCATGAAGCTGATTTTAGTTCTGTGTTATATTTAAAAGTTAATACTATAAAAGGTCACGAACATTTTAAAAAAAAGTTTTCAGGTCCAGGTGCAATTATATTTAAATATGGTGAAAAGAGAAAACACAATATAGATAGGATTATAATTCAACCCGAAAAAAATGATTTTATTATTTTTCCATCAAATTTGACACATTTTGTATATCCTTTTGAATCGGATGAAGAAAGAATTTGTATTGCCGCTAATTATGTAATATAAGATTAGACTATATTTAAAGCATAAATCCTGTATAATAGGTGCCTTATGTTACAGAAAATTGGATTCCAACCAGGTATTAATAAACAAATTACAGCCACAGGGGCAGAAGGTCAGTGGATAGACTGTGATAATGTTCGATTTAGATATGGTATCCCTGAAAAGATAGGGGGATGGAATCAGTTAGGACAACTAAACTCTAACGAGTTAACAGGGGCTGCTAGAGGACTACACCACTTTGTAAATGCAGCAGGTAGAAGATATGCTATAGTTGGAACTAATAGAATATTATACGCTTTTTCTGGAGATGTCTTTTATGACATACACCCAATTAAAACTACAACAACTCTTACAAGTGCATTTACCACGACTAACGGATCAGCGTCTGTTACACTAACATTTTCAACAGCTCATGGAATATCACCCAACGATATAATTTTATTAGATAACTTTACAACTATAACAGGATCTAATTTTGCAGCATCTGATTTTGATGATAAAAAATTTATGGTTACGTCTGTTCCCACTGCTACAACTTTAACAATCACAATGCCATCGAATGAATCAGGATCTGGTGCAACAACATCAGGCGGTATTAGAGTACAACATTACTATCCTGTTGGATCTGCTGTTCAAGAAAAAGGTTATGGTTGGGGTTTGGGTTCTTATGGAGGTGAGGATACAGGAGCTGTCACAACTACTTTAAACGGTGCGATAGACGCCAGCACAACAACTATAGTATTAACGAGTGCGGTGCAGTTTCCATCTACAGGAACTAGCTTCGTTTTAATTGGATCAGAAATGATACAGTACACAGGTATAAGTGGCAACACTTTAACAGGTGTAACGCGAGGCACTCGAGGAACCACAGCTGCATCTCATAGTGATGGAGCTACTGTCACTAATGGTACAGATTATGGAGCATGGAATGAACAAACACAAGAAGGTTTAGCTTTAGATCCAGGTATGTGGTCTATAGATAATTTTGGAGATAAAGCTATTTGTTTAATACATGACAGTGCAGTTTTTTCTTGGGACTCTAGTTTAGGTAATGCAACAGAAACTAGAGCAGCTATAATCACAGGAGCACCCACAGCATCAAGACATATGGTTGTATCAACACCGGATCGTCACTTAGTATTTTATGGAACAGAGACGACTATTGGTAGTCCAGAAACTCAAGACGATATGTTTATTAGATTCTCTGACCAAGAGGATATTAATACATACACACCCACAGCAACTAACACAGCTGGTACACAGAGACTTGCCGATGGTTCTAAAATAATGGGAGCCATTAGAGGTAGGGATGCACTTTACGTTTGGACCGATACTTCGTTATTTACACAACGTTTTGTTGGTCAACCTTTTACCTTTGCGTTTGCACAGGTCGGAACTAACTGTGGATTAGTTGGACAAAACGCATGTGTAGAAGTTGATGGTGCTGCATATTGGATGTCAGAGAATGGTTTTTTTAGATATGGTGGTAGACTAGAATCTTTACCTTGTTTGGTAGAGGATCATGTTTACGATGATATAAATTTAGCATCAGGGAATCAAATGGTCTCCGCAGGTCTAAATAATCTTTTTGGTGAAGTCATATGGTTTTATCCATCTGCTACATCAGATGTAGTTAATAAGCAGGTTACTTATAATTATTTTGATTCATCGCCACAAAGACCTGTTTGGACCATTGGAACTTTAGCTAGAACAATGTGGAGAGATTCTGCTGTTTTTAATAAACCTCACGCTTTAGAATACACTGCAGATAACGATTCATCTTTTGATGTTGTGGGCAACACAGAGGGTAGAACTGCATATTATGAACATGAAGTTGGAACTGATCAAAATAAAAATGGTACCATAACTGCGGTGACATCAAATATTGAATCAGGAGATTTTGATATTACAGCACAAAGAACAGCACAAGGTCAACAGACAGGTGTTGCAACATTTAGAGGTGACGGTGAATTTATAATGAAGATAAGAAGATTCATACCAGATTTTATATCACAAACAGGAAGCACTCGAGTCACATTACAATTAAAAAATTATTCAAATAGCAGTCAAGCAGGTTCTCCTCTTGGCCCTTTTGACGTTACATCCTCTACAACTAAAGTAGATACCAGAGCTAGAGCAAGAGCTATATCGTTAAAAATAGAAAATATAGCTGCTGAACAAAGTTGGAAGTTAGGAACTTTTAGATTAGATACACAACCAGACGGAAGAAGATAATGGCAAAGATTACACAGATTATAACTAGACCTGCACAAGAATACGATTATACCGTAGCAGAAGCTCAAGCTAGAGATTTAGATGGTATAATAGAAAAACTTAATACTACATATCAACAAGATTTAAAAGACGAGGTAGAAGCTCAAAACTTCTTTTTAAATTAATGGCTAATAGTTTTAAAAATAAAAAAGTAGATTTAACCACAACTGATCTTACAACATTGTATACAGTGCCAAGTGCAACAACCACTGTTGTTAAATCGTTGTTAGTATCAGAGGATGCTGGATCAGGGACCACGATAACTATAACTTTAGTAAACTCTAGTGGTGCTATATTTAATCTATTTAAAGATAAGGCAATAGCATCCAAAGCAACAACAGAACTTTTAACCCAACCTCTTGTAATGGAGGAGAGTGAGGTCCTTAAAGTACAGGCTGCTGACGCGAACGAGCTGCACGTCATAGCCTCTATATTAGAAATACAGCCAAGAGAGGTAACAGCATAATGAAAGATGTCCCAGTAATAGAACCAAAAGAGATTATAACAACAATAACTAATATGAAGACAGGCGAGGTATATAAGGACGATTCCGAGTGGAAAGCTAAAAATATACCAGAATCTGACATAAGAAAAGATGTTAGGGTTATCATGCCAAGCCTTGATTTATTTGGGGAAACAAAATAAGATAGAACGATGGCCATAACTAGAGCACAACAAGCAAGACAGATGTTAAAAAAAGGCACCGAACCTGTAGTACAGGGAGGTGTTGACAACTATTTGGGTAAGCAACCACAGGTTGTTGCACCTAGAAAATGGCAGTCAGGTCCTGATAAACCGCCAACAGAATTAGCATACATAACAGAAGCAGAAAAAAAATTATTATTAAAAGAAGATATACACGGATCTCTTAAAAAAGGCCCTAACCAAGGTCCAGCAGGTATTATATCATTAGATAGTTTTGGTGATATAGGTGGCGGTGGAGCAGGGGGTGCTGATACGGATGCAGGGGGAGGAGCTAGAGATAACGCACGTTTTTCTGGTAGAGGACCAAGTGAAACTAAATCACAATTTGATTCAAGAGTAAGAAACTTAAAAGAAATATTTCAAAAAGCAGAACAAAAACAAGCTAGAAATTTAGGTATCAGAGAACGAAAAAATGTAATTGATATGAACAGACCTGGTAGATTTGGTTTTAATCCACTAGCAACTTTATTAGGTTTTGTTAATCCTGTTCTTGGCCTTGCAACAAGAGGTATTATGGGAATACCTAATGTAGTTGAAAAATTTAAAACATCAAACACGTTAGCAGATTTTTTAAGTAAAGTACGAGGACCCACTGGTGTTTCTACTGACGACGATGATGACACTACTTTATTAGATCAAGTAAGTCCCGAACTACCTTTTTCAAAAAGTTATTTAAATCAATTACAAAGTAAAATGACACCAAAGATAACAATCGATGATGATATGAGTTTGACTCCAGACATAGGATTAAAAACTGCACCTGGAGATAGTTTAGATACACCTTTTCAACAAGATATTAAACAAGTTGATTTTTTAGATAACGCTATGGCTGATTTAAATCCATTAGGTTTGCAACAATATAGACAATATGAAAAGAAACAAAAACAGTTTGATTCAGGCGTAGGTCCTGAACCAACACCAGAAGAAAAAGCTATATTTAAAGAATTACAAAAAAGAATGGATGATAAAACTACAACATACGGACCAGTTTTAACAGCTGCTGATGGCGGTATGATAGGTGGAGGCATCATGGATGCTGCAGGTAGACAACAATATTTTTTAGGTAAGCTAGTTAAGAAAGCTAAAAGAGCAGTTAAGAAGATAGTTAAAAGTCCTATTGGTAAAATAGGATTAGGAGCTTTAGCTTTAAAATTTGGATTACCTGCTGGTGCAAAATCAGGCATTATGGATTTTTTATTTAAAAAAGGAACACTAGGAAGTGGTTTGACAGGTGGTGGTATGTTGGCACTAGGTGGAGCATTATCAGCAGCACCATTACTATTTCAACAAGAGGAAGAGCAGGGAGAAGGATTAGGAACCACTGGATCAGTTGGTGGTAATATAGATCCAAGAGCATATACAGATCCTTACGGTGTATTATTTCCTGCGTTTAGAGCAGAGGGAAGCCCTAAAGAAGGTGAAAAAGGTATTATGAAAGTAGCTTCTAATGATGCAAATGAAAGATTATTAGAACAACTTTTTGAACAATTTTTAGAAGAAGGTTTTTCTCCAGCAGAGGCTGCTAAAAAAGCAAGAGAAGCGTTTGATGCTAGAGATTTTGCAGGAGCTAAAGGTGGAGATGTTGAACCGGTAGCCAAAAAGACTATGCCACTACTAGACATGGGTGGACAAGAGATGGATTTAAGAGCTGAAGGTGGCTTTGTGCCAATAGGTAGAATGGAAAAGGCAGATGATGTCCCTGCAAGATTATCAAAGAATGAGTTTGTATTTACAGCTGATGCTGTAAGAAATGCAGGTGACGGAGATGTGGA